TTTGGGTTATAACTATGGAATCATAGAACCTAAAGCAGAAACACAGGACGACAAAAACATTAACATAAACATTCAGTACCCATCTGATAAGTAGTGCCGCGAAATATCGACATAACACTATACCGACCGCATGTAGGTCAGCAGCGCATTCTAAACAATAAGCGCCGTTTCAATTGTATAGTGTGTGCACGGCGATTTGGAAAAACTGAATTGATAACATCGGTTGCGTTACCGCTTATAAGTCCTGCAGTATTTGAAGGTAAGTTTGTAGGTATATTTGTCGATGACTTCAAAGACTTCGCGCAAAGTTGGGCTAAGATAGTTGATACATACAAGCTAAGTAATGAAGGCGGCATCATATCGCATAAAGATGAAACCTCAAAGATAATGCAGTTTTTGAACGGCGGCGTTTTAGAAGTTTGGTCCATTGGCGATGAAGGGCGAAAAGATAAAGGGCGCGGGCGAAAATATCACCGCGTTATCTATGAAGAAACGCAAAAGATACCAAGCCATATATTAGAATATCATTGGAAAACCGTTGCCCGCCCTACCTTGACTGACTTCAAAGGTGAGGCGTTTTTCATTGGTACGGCTGCAGGTAAAGACAATTATTGGTACGAACTATGCAGAAACGGCGCTATCGCTGGTAACGTAGAGCGTAACTGTTATGGCGATATTGATTTACCGCAATCGGAAAACGGTTCTGAAAGTTGGATAACATTTAGGATGGAAACTACCGATAACCCAGCGATTGACCCTGCTGAGGTAGCCGATGCCAGCCGCGACCTTGACCGCCTTACATTTGAACAAGAGTATAAATCTGTTTTTGTAGATTACAGCGGTGAAGCGTGGGTTTATGTGCTAAAGGACAAAAGCATTCAGCAAAAAGTATTTCAGCCATCAAAAAAAATAAGTTGGGAAACGGAACAGATTTATGTTAGTTTTGACTTTAATAAAATACCCATGACAGCGGCGGTTATGAAAAAAACCGTATTGCCGCCCGACCTATCAGCACGTTCGCGTTATCGCTATGGTGTGCACATAATTAAAGAATTTAAGATAGGTTCAGAAGAACGCGGTGAAGCTTCGATTTACGATACATGCCAAGCATTTAGGGAATGGGTATTTACCGAAACAAATAAGAAGATAGGGCGCTGGTCCGATACTGCTATTTATCCCTGTACTATTCCGTTACTAATTACAGGTGATGCGAGCGGTGATAGGTCCGATGGTAGGCAGCGCGTTTCTAAAACATACTATGAAATTATACAAGAAGAACTACAGTTACCCGCGCGTTTCTTTGTAGTGCCTAAAGCTAACCCGCTGCATGCTGAAAGTTATGTTCAAACAAATACCATTATAAGCATGTGCCCTGACTTCCAAATTTATGAAGATAAATGCCCGGGCTTGCGTATGGACTGTTTACGTATCAAATCAGATAACAGCCGCCGTATTATCAAAGGCAAAGGCGAAGAAAGACAGGCCGACTTATTAGATAATCTTAGATACTTGCTTAATACTTTTTGTCAAGATATTAAACTATAGCATATCGAGCATATCCTCGAAATGATAACCCTAAACTATGACCCATGATTTACCGCCCCAAAATTAAAGTACATTCTAATGCCGAAATAGAATATTGGAAAAACCTAATAAATGAAAAACGCTATCAGCATAAAACATTACAGCGCTGGTTAGTTATTTCAGATGTACACCGCCCGTTTCACAATCAGATACTATGGCAAAAACTACTAAGGCTTATAAGCGAATTAGGCACTAACTTACACGGCATTGTATTAGCTGGTGATTACTTAGATTTATATACCTTAGGCAGCTATAATAACGAATCATTGGCCAATCTTTCAGGCCTAACACTACAGGATGAATATATTGATGGGCTACAAGGCATAGATGAAATTAACAGCGCGTTTAAAGGTTCTAAAAAGTATTTCTTATTTGGCAACCATGAAGACCGATACTTTAGACATATCAAAGAAAAGGATAATGCAAAATACGGCGGCGCGTTAATAAATCCTACTGAGGCGCTATACTTACATGAACGTGGTTGGGAAATTAAAACAGATTGGCAGTCAGATTATTTCACATTAGGCAAACACTTAGATATTGTTCACGGGGTTTATACATCTATTCATGCAGCAAAGGCGCACTTAGATAAAACGCAGCACTCGGTTATGTTTGGACATACGCATAGGGTGCAATGTTACCACACGGGTAACAAAGCCGCGTTTAATATCGGCGGTTTATTTGATATTAAGTCTAAAGGCTTTAGCTATATGCCGCGCTTTCAACGCCAACTGTGGGCAAATGGTTTCGCCATCGTCAACATAAATGACAATGGCGATTTTTACGTAGAACAAGTAAACGTGTGGGCCGATAAGTTTTTAGCTAACGGTAAGATGTATTAGCGTTCACGTTACATGAACATTAGCGCTTTGTGAACATCGCCGTATAAGGATGACCAGCGCAATGAAACAGCGGACCGTGGTATGGCATTTTATAACCGTTTGTAATATGCTTTTGCCATTGTTGCCACGGCGTTTTAAACTTTGGTTCTTGAAAGTCTAACCAAAAATAACAGCGGTGTGTTTTAAGTTCGTTATTCAGCATAGCAACCCAAGAATAATAACGTGATTCAGATTCTAATACTGAGAATTGCCGCCGTGGGTACCAGAATTTTAAACGCTTATATTTTCTGTAAAACTTACGGGTTAAGGGAAAACAATTTAATGAATCATTTAGTATTAAACCTAATTCAATGTTATTTGGTTGGCCGCTTAAAATAAGTTCGCGCACCCATTTAGATTCCGTTTGCATATTTGCTTCTAATTTTTTTAAACGCCTGTTCTTGAATTTGCCTAACACGTTCGCGGCTGATATTCATTTTTTCGCCCACCTGTGTAAGTTCTTGCGGGAATGAATCAAAGTATCTATATTTTAAAACTTCTAATTCGCGGGCCGTTAAACATTCGGTTACTTCATTATAAAGTTCTTTTAGTTCGCGTTGCTTTACGTGTTTATCACATTGGTCATCTGATGCTATTTGATACAGCTTATCGCCATCTTCATTCGTATCATCTAAGCTAACAAAGCCTGCAATAGATTGAGCGGATTTAATAACGCGTTCTTTAACGTTAAAATGTTTAGCTAATGCTTCGGTATCGGGTTCTTGAATATTCGCAATCGCGTATCGTATCTGTTGCAGTTTGTGCGGGTATCTAACAACGTTTTTTTTAGTATCAATAAAATCTTTGATATTCTGTTGAATGTGAAACAGCGCGTAACTGATAAACTTATTTTCAAATGCTGGGTTAAATGTATCAGCCGCTTTGATTAAACCTATCATAGCTTCACTTACTAAATCCATTACATCGCATTGTGAATTGTCGTAACGAAAGGCAATTGAAGACGCAAACAACATATTGTGTTTTATTAGCATATCGCGATTTGCGATTCGTTCCTGTTCAAAGGTTAACGGCTTATACTTTTGAGCCTCACTTAAAAACTGTTGAAGGATGCCGCTTTTGTTGCGGTGGTTATTTTGCTTAATGCTTACGTGCTTAATCATAGGTATAGAATGGATAATAGTTAGAAACTTGTTTGCGGTTACGTGTACAGATAAACGCATCTTTGTGTGCGCGTTTCCAAGTGGTCAGCATAATTTCTGCTTCTTCATAGGTATCGTAAACAAACATAATCCGATATAGGCTATCTGTTTGTTCTACTTGAGCTTGTTCAATTGTACACATCGCTAAGTGTTCAGCGCGTATAAATTCGGGGTGTCGCGTGCTAAGTATTTGAATGCAATACATAGTATCTTGCTGTTGAGCCATTGCGCTAAATGAAAGCGCGAAAATAAAAAGTAGTGTTTTCATTGTGTTGTGATTTTGAAATTAACCGATATAAGTATCTAAAGTTTTATTATCTAAGTCTTTTTGTCTGTAAGTAAAACAAGCGCCTGAAATATACTGTACCTCAAATTTGTCAGCATAAATAGCTACTACCTTACAAACTAAATTATCATCTTTAAGATATTGTCCGATTTTTAAATTTTGAATAGTCATGTCATTAGTTTTTAATAGTTTTGAAAATATGCAGTGTAAGATGCTGCGCCCTGTTTGGTTATAAATAATCTTTAGCTAATTTTGCTTTTTTAGTTGCAGGGCAAACTTCAATTACTTCATTTAATGCTTTGTCCATGTAGTTACAAAATTGCTCAAATGTAATACCTTGTACTGATGTTGGGTCATTTTTAAAAGCTATAAATGCCATTGCTTTTTGTCCTTTAGCGTATGCTGTCATTGTTTGGTTTGCTGTTTGTGCGTTGCTCATAATCTTGAAGTTTTTTAAAGCGTTTCATCAAATCGATGCTCAAAGATACAACCTCTTTTCAAAACTGCAAATATTTTTATAAAAATTTTATAAAATGTTTTATCTTTTTTTGCCCTAACTTTACAACCAAATTACAAACACATGATTTTCAGAAAACGAAACAGAGCCGAACAAAACGAAAGTAATTACCAGAAGTGGCTTAAAACCTACATTCCCGAAACTACAAAACAGCGCATAGAATTGACAAGAGTATTTACAGACCGCGCTGGTAATAACTTTTACATTTTGAAAAACCCGGCAAACTTAACGCGTGAACGTGCGCAAAGAATTGAAGAAGCGATGACCGCTATTGATTTTGGCATTAACAAAACTGAAGTAGTTGAAAAGCTAAACAGCATGTTAGAAATAGTTGAGGATATGCCATGGCAAAATATGACCCGCGATAAGCTAAAAGAATTTCACACTAAGTCGAAGGACCAACTAAATGATATTCTGTACAGGCTTAAAAGCGTTAAGATAGATGATTTACTTTTAGAAGCTGGTTTGTATTTCTTTTATATTGATGGTGAAAACCCCTATATAATAAATTCAGAAACGCAACAGCGCAAAATGGATGCAATTAAAAATGATGATGAGTTGCGCGCTTTTTTTTTGAACAGTATAGAACAAATTTTGAAAGGTTCGAGCGCTTTAAAAGATTAAATTATCCACGGCTAAATAAAATTGAACCGAACGCTAAACCAAAAAAGAAACCGCAAACATATCAACACGCATTACAAAAACTAAAAGAACAAAACCGCGAAAACGATTATATAATAACCAAGGGTGACCCCGTACAGATGGCAAATGTTAGATTTTGGGTTATACGGGATTATTACAGCGCATTAGAACAGATACTAAAAGATAACGATAGGGCCGAACAAGCTAATAAAAAAATAAACAAAAAGTAATGGCAGAAATTAAAGACGTTTATAGTTTAGAGTTTAACAGTTCACAGTTTCAGACTGAAATAAATTCAGCAATACAATCTATTGATGAACTTAATAGCGCTATGGAACAGGGCGTAGATGTTGCAGATGATTTAGAAGCAGCACAGGCCAATTTAGTAAGCGTGTTGAATACTGAAGCTAAGGGCGTTGAACAGCTAAATCAAAAACGTGATGCGCTGGTTAATACACAAAAAAGGGTTAATGCTGAATCTAAAACAGGCGTTGCTGTTGGCAATCAATTAAACACTACTAATAAACAGTTAGCAGTTAGTACAGGTGCAGCAGCAACACAGCAAGGTAATTTAGGAAGAAATTTACTAACAGGCGCGCGTAACTTAAACACTATGCGCCGTAGCACTATGTTGTTAGGCAATGCATTTAAAATGTTAGGATTGTCAAATCCATTTACTGCAATATTTGCAATTTTGCCATTAGTAACAGAACATTTATTTAAAGCTACAGAATCACAAAATTCATTTAATGAAGCAGCTGAATCTGCAATAGATAATTATGCAAAAGAAAAAGTAGCATTAGATGATTTATTTACTTCTTTAAATGATGTAAATATAAAAGGCGATGAAAGAAGTGCAGTTATTGACCAAATAAATAAACAATACGGCGATTATTTGCCTAATCTTTTAACTGAAACAAGTACAGCAGAAGAACTTGCCGTTGCTTATGATTTAGTTAATCAGGCTTTAATTAAAAAAGCAGTTACGCAGGCTAAAACACAAGCATTAGAACAAGAAACTGCTAAATTTTTAAAAGAACAAATAAGATTAAATAAGTTAATTGCTTATGAACAAGAAAGAATTAGAAAAACTCCATCTTTAAGAAGAGATAATTTAGTTCTTGCAAATAAGGCTTTAGACCAAGCTACATCTAATTATAGAAAATCATTAAAAGATATAGATATTGCTTCAAAAGATTTAGAAGTAGCATTAGGATTAAATGTTCAAAATAGTTCAAAACGTCAAATTAGAACAGTTAATCAAAGTCAAAATTTAGTAAAAAAACAAAATGAAAATGCTGTAAAGGCTCAAAAAAAACATAACTATGATATTTTAAAATTAGCTAATGACCAATTTAAGAAAGCTATAAAATCTATAAATGATGAAGAAAAAGAAAGGATAAAAAGCATTCAAGATATGGTTAAAATTACTGAGGATGCTTTAAATTATGAAATATCATTAACTGAAGAAGGTTCAGAAGAACGCATAAAAGCAGAAACAAATTATACGGATGTTTTAACAAGTCTATATAAACAATACGCTAAAGAATTGGGCATGTCTGAAACTGAGATAAATCAGTTCATAGCAGATAGATTAAAAAATAATGTTAAATTATATGAAGACTATTATAATAATCAGTCAACTATTCAGCAAAATAATTTAGAAATTCAACTGAATAACCAACTTACGGCATTAGAACAAGAACGTAACGTAGCATTGCAAGCGGCTACAGGTAATGCTGAAGAACAAGAAAAGATTAACAAAATATATGATAAGCGCCGTTTAGAACTTGAAAAAGATACTACCAAAAAAATATTAGATGTAAATATAACGCTATTGAATCAGCTAAGAGCTTTAGCCGTTTCAACTGGTAATGCTAATTTACTTGCTTCGATTGATAAACAAATTTCTGATATTGAATTAAAGTTAGTTGA